GCTACGCGGCGAAGTTTGGCGTGCTTTCGCTCGACCTTGGCGACTTTGTGGAGCGGCTTGACCCTGGTGCTTTCAGCCTCGTTTCCGAGCGGCGAGGACGCAAGAAGCCGCTCCAGACGCGAGCACTCTGGAATCACGACCCGAACTTCCCGCTGGCCCGCTATCCCGAAACGCTCAAGCTCACCGTGGACGAGGTGGGTCTGCGGTATGAGTTCCCAGTTCCCGACACGTCCTACGGGAAGGACATCGCGGCCAACATTCGGGCGGGCATCGTTCGGGGATCGTCATTCGCGTTCCAAGTCTCGCCGGGCGGTGACGAGTGGAGCGTGGAAGAAGGCCGCAGCGTGCGGACGATCAAGCGAGTTGACTCGCTGATCGACGTGTCGCCGACTACGTTCCCGGCTTACCCCGACTCCGACGTGGCGGTGGCGAAGCGGTCCTACGATTCGTTTCAGCAGTCGCTGTTCGCGAATCGCGAACGCCGCACGATTGCAGCGTCGAAGGCGAACGAACTCCGCGAGTACCTCAAGAAGCATGGCCGCTAAGACGGGCGACCGCTGCCCGAAATGCCGCGACGGCAAGTTGCTCATCGCTTCAAGCCAGCAGCACGGTGAGTACCAAATAAGGTACTTGCGATGCCGCTGCTGCGGCGCGACGGACAAGCACGTCCTCCCCGCCAAAGAGATTCGGCGGACGAAGGTGGCCTGAGTCTTTTACTCTCTCCCGCATCGTTGCTGGATGGGTGTGGGGGGCGAGCCCTAGTTTTGACCGTAGGCGATGCGTTCGCGTCGCCACGAAATCGAACTAGGAGAGAGCGACGTGGACAAGATCAAGGCACTGCTGGACGAACTCGCGAAGGTCACCGCTGAGATTCAAGCCGCGATGGAAGCGGAGTCCGCTCCCGCTGCTGAAGGCGAAGGCGGCGACGCCGAGGCGATGGCTGCTGAGGAAAACTCGCTCCGCTCGCTCGTCGCCCGTGCCGATGCGATCAAGGCCAAGATCGACTTCCTTGAGACGGTCGCCGTCAAGGAGAAGGAACTTCGTTCGGTGCTGGAGCGTTCCGCTCCCGCCAAGGCAATCGAATCCCCCGTGGCGAAGGAGCCAACCGTGGAAACCCGTCAGTACGCCGTGCCGAAGAATCATGGCCCCCTCAAGGCGTTTACCGGCCCCGATGCTTCCGAGCGTGCCTACCGCGCTGGGATGCACATCAAGGGCTTCGTGTTCGGCGACACCGAGGCTCGTCGGTGGTGCAAGGATCACGGCGTCGAACTGCGAGTGCAGGCAGGCGGCATCAACTCGCTCGGCGGTGTGTTGACCAGCCCGGAGCTGTCCAGCGAAATCATCCGCCTTGTCGAGGAGTTCGGCGTGTTTCCGCAGTACGCGAAGCGCGTCTCGATGAACTCCGACACGCTCGTTTTCCCGCGTCGGACCGGCGGTCTGACCGCCCGGCCGGTTGGCGAGAACATCGAAGTCAGTGCCTCGGACGTGACGTTCGACAACGTGGAACTCAACGCGAGAATCTGGGGCGTGGCGAACCGAACCCCGAACTCGCTGCTTGAGGACTCGGTGATCGACCTCGCAGACGCGATGGCTGTCGAGACGGCTCAGGCGTTCAGCGAGGCCTTCGATAACTCGGGGTTCATCGGTGACGGCACGCTGGCTTACCACGGTGTGACCGGCATCGCCGTGAAGATTCTCCAGTCGGCCTACTCGGCGAGCGTCGTGACTGCCACGAGCAACACGACCTTCGGCGACCTGACGATGAAGAACTTCACCGACCTCCTTGCTCGGCTGCCGATGTACGCTCGGAACAGGAACGCTCGGTGGTACATCTCACCGGCTGGCTGGGGTTCCGCGATGCTGCGGCTCGCCATGCTTCCCGGCGGCTCGTCTGGCCCCGGCGGCAACTCCAGCGACAACGTGGCGTCTGGCTTCGGCGAGACGTTCCTTGGCTACCCCGTCACGTTGGTGCAGAGCATGGAAAGCCGCCTCACCGGCACGACCGGCGGATGTGCTGCCCTGTTCGGCGACCTGTCGCAAGCCGCTATCTTCGGCGAGCGTCGGGCCATCTCGATCAAGACCGCCAGCGAGCGGTACATCGAGTTCGATCAGACGCTGACCTTCGCAACCACTCGCAACGCGATGGTCGTGAACGACATTGGCTCGACCACCAAGGCCGGTCCTGTTGTGGCTCTCAAGTTCGGCTGATCCTGACACACTCCTAGGAGATTTTTGTTCCCATGAATCACGTTGCTGCTACGAAGAGCGTCAGCAAGGCCGAGGTGGCGGTCACGTCGAGTGCTACGCACTCGCTGGAAATCGACACGCTCGGATTTTCCAACGCGTCGATTGACGTGCTGTTCAGCCCGTTCACCGCCGCATCGCCTCCGATCACCGCCGCCACCGTGCTGCGGGTGGCTCAGAGCGACACGAGCGGTTCCGGTCAGGTCAACATCAGCGGGTTCGTTGCTGGCACGGACTTCACCGTGGCTGCTGGCGTGACCGCAACGGCGTCGGTGGGATATTCCCACCGGTTCGACATCGACCTCCGTGGCAAGCGACGGTATCTCACCGTGTTCGCGACCCCGGCCTCGACGTGCGGCGTGATCACGTCGTGCCGTCTGAGCAAGGCGGAAGCGGGCCCGATGAGCGCGTCCGAGAAGGGCGTCAACACGCAGGCGGTCGGCTGATCCACTTGACACGACGAGCAAAGTAGACGGCGGGGAAGGCGCGAGCTTCCCCGCCGTTCTCACTTTCTGGAATCAAGAAAATGCTCGTTCAAGTTGGCGGATCGTCGGTTGAAGTGCGATGCGAAGCAATCCTCTCTGGCCCACGCTTCGGCCCGCTCATCAACATATTCGGATTCATCGAAGCGATGATGCCGTTGCACATCCGCCCGACGCTTGGGCAGGGTGCGTTCTGGAGTCAAGTGCTCACGCGGATGCTGGAGAAGTTTGAGCCGACCACGGAATACATCATAACGCTGGACATGGATTCCTTCGTGAGTCGCGAGAACATCGAACACCTGTTCGCCCTTGCCATGACGTTCCAGTGCGATGCGTTGGCTCCAATCCAGACGAAGCGCGAGGACGGCAGGCCGATGCTCACGCTCCTCGACACGCTCGACAGCCCGCCAGAAGGCGGCGTGACGCAAGTGCCGAAAGAGTGGTTTGGTCACCCCGTGCAGCAGGTGGACACCGCTCACTTCGGCTGCACGATCATCTCGACCGCCGCTCTGCGGCGAATGGCGAAGCCGTGGTTTCACGAACAGCCGGGTCCGGACGGACGCTGGGATGAAGGACGGACCGACTCCGACATCTCGTTCTGGAGGCAGTTCAAGGCGTGCGGCAACCGCCTCTACATTACGCCGCGAGTGGCAATCGGCCACGGCGAGTACGTCATAACATGGCCGAGCCAAGAACTGGGGAAGCCTGTGTTCCAGTATTGCAACGAGTGGCAGGAGACGCGAAAGCCTCCCGCATCTGCATGGAAGGTGGAGTAAAGCATGAAAATACGGATGCTCCGACCCTACGGTGCGTACAAGCCGGGCGAAGTCCTTGACCTCCCGCAGCGGGTGGCCGAAGGCCTTGTCGCGTGGGAGTACGCAACCGAGGTGCGAGACTCGCAGCAGACCTTGATTGAGACAGCCAGCGTGGAGCCAGTGACCGAGACGGCTGACGTGACGCCGAGGAGACGCAAAAAGTGAGACGCTACCGCAGCCTCAAGCGACTGACCGCACCGGCTGCGGAGCCGATCACACTGGCCGAGGCCAAGAGCCACCTCCGCGTGGACACGACGGCAGACGATTCGCTGATCACGGGCTACATCACGTCAGCCCGCGAGTGGTGCGAGGACTACATCGACCGGGCACTGGTGTCGCAGCAGTTGCTCATGCGGTTGGACGCGTTCCCGGCAGAGATTGAACTGCCTCGCCCGCCGATGGCGATGGCTGGCACAGCCACGGCTGTGTCGGTCACTTACACGGTGGGCGACTCAATGGAGACTGCCACACTCTCGACAAGCTCCTACCGCGTAGATCGCGATGCGTCTCCGGGCGTCATCCGCAACATCTACAACGGCTCGTGGCCGAGTCACTTGCTCGACCAGAACTCGGTGTCGGTCACATGGTGGGCAGGATACGGAGACGCCTCCAGCGTGCCGCAACGTGCCAAGACCGCCATGCTCATGTGCGTCCATGAAATCTATGAGAAGCGCGGCGGCGGCGAGATGCCCGATGCCGCCAAGCGGCTGCTCGACTCTATCGCTTGGGGGTCATACACATGACGCTCGACGGGCGGGTGAACGTGGACGTGCTGTTCCACGACGTGAACGGTACGTCCTCGATCAAGGTCGTGACGCTAAATCAATCTCAGGAATACCCTGACGGCAAGGTGGCTGTGGTGACGGGAACGGCCGGTACAGCAGCCGTGAACTTCGGGTCCGTTGGTCAAACGACCTACCGAAACGCAGCGGGCCAAGCGGTGCTGATGGACTCCGTAGAGCGAGTGATCTTCACATGGAGCGGCGACTTCCCGAGAGCGTTGGATGACTACGGCGACACGCAGTTCTATATGCAGTCGGTTAGAGGAATGCCAGCCGTGACGTACTACCCGGCATTCATGCCAGCGATTCAGATGTCTCCTGGCGTCGGCACTGGGACATACAAGATCATCCTTTGCGAGACTTCCAACCCGTGAGCATCGAAGGACGCATCAGCGTTGACGCGACGTTCCACGACAAAGACGGCGACGAGTCGCTGAACGTCTTGGCCTCCAGCGGGGCCAAGGAATACACGACCGGAAAGGTCGCCATCGTCTCAGGTGTTGTGGGCGCGACTCCTGTCGTGCTTGCGTGCCAACCAACCGCCTACCGCGACGCATCAGGTAGCCTTGTGTCGTTCCAGTATTTGCAGCGTGCTGTGATTAGGGTTACTGGTGGAGCGATTACGTTTCACCGCTATCAAGAGTTCGCATCGTCTGAAACGGCATCGTACAACGGCACATACGTTGAAACCGGTTCGGTGGCCGCTATAGACCTCGACAACTTTGACTTAGACCCGCAGGCTGGCGGCTCGCCTGCGGTTGTTGCGATTGGCCCTACTGCTTCGTACACAATCCTCCTCTACGGCCAATGATGGACGCAGGCACGCTCCGCGAGCGCGTGACGGTGCAGCAGGCGACCGAGAATCGGAACCGCTTGGGCGAGGCCATTTCTGAGTGGGCGACGTTCGCAGAAGTGTGGGCCAGCGTGAACGGTGTGTCGGCTCGCGAGTACCTTCTGGCTGGTCAGCAACAGGTTGACATTTCGCACCGTGTGAAGATGCGATACCTCACGGGGCTCACGTCGAAGATGCGGCTGTTGTGGCGTGGCCGCACGCTGGAGATCATCTCGATCCTTGAGCACGAGAACCGCAGCATTCACGAACTGATCTGTCAGGAGGTGCAGTGATGGCGGTCGCAGGAATCAGGCTCGACATCAACACTGCGGAACTCACCAACCTCCGACAGTCGATCCAGAGGTTTTTTCCGAACAAGCAGGCTGC